TACTAGCTATCAGGCGCAACTGGAACCCGGACGACAAACTGAAGCAGAAGCGGAATCACTTTGTGCACTATTACTATATACCCGGGTTTGGGTTCTATGCCTTCGGTCTGATCCACTTGATTGGGGCGTTTGCTAAATCCGGCACATCGTTGCTTCGCCAGTTAGTAGATGCAGGTACGTTGTCTAATCTTCCGGGTGGGTTCAAGACTAAGGGTCTACGTGTAAAGGGTGACGATACACCGATAGCTCCGGGCGAGTTCCGTGATGTAGACGTAGCGTCAGGCACCATGAAAGATAACATTATGACCCTGCCGTACAAGGAGCCAAGTCAGGTCCTGATGGGGTTGTTGAATCAGATCGTGGATGAAGGCCGTAGGTTTGCAAGCGCCGCAGATATGAAAGTATCTGACATGTCAGCACAGTCTCCAGTAGGTACAACCCTAGCAATACTGGAAAGAACGCTTAAGGTGATGTCAGCAGTTCAGGCACGTATTCACTATTCGATGAAGCGGGAGTTCAAGCTCTTAAGAGATATTATTAGAGACTACACCCCTGATTCGTATGACTACGAGCCCGGTCAAGATAAGCGGATGGCAAAGCAAGCTGATTACGATATGTGCGACGTAATCCCGGTATCTGATCCTAACGCAGCAACAATGTCTCAGAAAGTAGTTCAGTACCAAGCTGCTATGCAGTTAGCTCAACAGGCTCCTCAGTTGTATGACTTACCACTACTACATCGTCAGATGTTGGCAGTTCTGGGTATAAAGCACGCTGAGAAGCTAGTAAAAATGGAAGAAGACCAGAAACCGGTCGATCCAGTATCTGAAAACATGGCGGTGCTACAAGGCAAGCCGGTCAAGGCGTTCATATACCAAGACCACCAAGCACATATACAAGTACATACAGCCGCGATGCAAGATCCGATGATTATGCAGACTATGGGGCAAAACCCTATGGCACAGGCAATTATGGGGGCAGCACAAGCTCACATTGCAGAACACGTTGCGTTTGAGTACAGGAAGCAGATTGAAGAACAACTTGGTGTGCCTTACCCAGCACCAGACGAAGAAATGAGCGAGGAGATGGAGGTACAAATATCTCGTCTAGCCGCCGCTGCCGCACAGAAGGTACTGCAAAACAGTAAATCTCAAGCAGCACAAGTACAAGCTGAACAAGCACAACAAGATCCAATCGTGCAAATGCAGCAACAAGAGCTACAAATGAAGCAACAAGAAGTACAGATAGCTCAGCAGGATCAAGCCTTGAAAGCGCAAAGACTGCAGATGGATGCGATAGCTGCAGCCGATAAACAGGACCTAGAAGAGAAACGCCTCGAGTTCGACATACAGTTGGCTGGGGTTAAACTAGGTTCTGAGATTAAGAACAAGGAAAAGAAAATGCAGATGGATGCGCTATCTGCGGCGGACAAGCAGGAGTTAGGCGAAGCTAAGGCCCACCTCGATGCACAAGTTAAAGGCGTACAGTTAGGACACCAAATATCTTCGGCACACAAAGCCGGGATGAATCCTAAGATACCGGGTAAAGCATGAACGTACTAGAGCTTATTCTAGAAAAGCTAGACGACCAGAAAACTCGTACGGTTGACGATATAGCTACAGGGAACAGAAGTTTTGACGAGTACAAGTATAGCTGTGGTGTAGTAAGGGGTCTTCTCATTGCGGCTGAATTAATAAAAGACCTCGAAGAGCAAATGGAGAAATCTGATGACTGAAGGTGAGATTCTTATCGGCACAAACCCCGATAGTTTGGATTCAACCGTACTACCAGCAACACCGGAAGAGAAAGCAAAGCAGCTACCAGAACCAACGGGCTACCATATACTATGTACGATTCCTGAAGTTGAGGCTAAGTACAGTACTGGGTTGTTAAAGTCTGATGTTTCAATGCGGCACGAAGAAGTACTAAGTACTGTGTTCTTTGTAATGGCGTTGGGCCCAGATGCGTATGCAGACAAAACACGCTACCCGTCAGGACCTTGGTGCAAAGTAGGTGATTTTATTCTAGCCAGACCAACTTCAGGTACTCGATTGAAGATACATGGGCGCGAGTTTAGGATCATGAACGACGATAGCGTGGAAGCTGTAGTAGAAGATCCAAGAGGCATTTCACGCGCATAGTGCAAATTTGTATTAATGGCAGTCACGTAGCCACACATAAGGAGTATTAAAATGTCCATAGAGAAACCGGGACAAGATGAGTTTGAGTTCCCTGACGAAGCGGAACAAGTTGTAGAGAAGGAAGAAGTAGATGAGCTAGACATAGAGGTAGAAGACGATACCCCTGCAGCAGATCGTGGGCGGCAACCGTTACCTAAAGAGTTAGTCGATGAGCTTGAGAAAGATGAGCTTGAAGAGTACTCAGACAAGGTAAAAAATCGTCTTAAACAGATGAAGAAGGTCTGGCACGATGAGCGCCGTGAAAAAGAACGGGCAATGCGTGAACAGAACGAGGCTATGGCTTTTGCTAAGCGTATGCTGGAGGAGAATAAGAAACTCAAGACAACATTGTTTGAGGGCGAGAAAACTTACTTAGATACGTACAAGGCATCGGCGGAACTCGAACTAGGGGTAGCCAAAAAACAGTACAAAGATGCTTATGAGGCTGGAGATTCTGACGGTATTGTAGAAGCTCAAAGTAAATTAGCCGAAGTAAACTATAAGATTCAAAAAGCTAGGGAATATACACCTTCTTTACAGGAAACAGATAGTAGTGTATATAGTGAAGCAACACCTTCTAGAGTAGTACCAGAGCCGGACTCAAAGGCCCTAGCATGGAAGGACAAGAATACTTGGTTCCAACGTGATGAAGAAATGACGGCGTTGGCATTAGGACTAGAGCAAAGATTAGTACGGCAGTATGGCCCTCAGTTTGTGGGCACAGATAAGTACTGGGACACCATTGACGAAACAATGCACAAAAGATTCCCAGAGTATTTTGGGGTCGAAGAAAAAACGACGACCGGGGGCGGCAGGCCCGATTCGCGCACAGGAACAAGACCAGCCACTGTAGTTGCTCCAGCGACACGCAGTACATCCTCCAAGCGGATAAAACTAAATGCGTCGCAGATGGCATTAACTAAGAAACTAGGAATAACTCCCGAAACTTATGCTAAGGAGTTTTTAAAGACATCTAAGGAGAATAACTAAAATGGCTACAAATAGACTTGCACGCGAACTTGATACCCGTATTACCACGGAACGTCCCCAGCAGTGGGCACCGCCTGAGTTGTTACCTGAACCAGATAAACAACCGGGATACTGTTATCGTTGGATTCGTGTCTCCACACTTGGACGCTCAGACCCACAGAACCTCTCAGTAAAAATGCGAGAAGGTTGGGAGCCCGTCAAAGCTGAAGAACAACCTAAGTTCTCACTGTTAGTAGATCCGAATAGTCGCTTTAAAGACAACATCGAGATCTCCGGGTTATTGCTCTGTAAGACACCTGAAGAATTAGTACAACAGCGTAATGATTATTATGCCGACGTTACTAAGAAACAGATGGAGTCGGTGGACAATAGCTTTATGAAACAGAATGACCCACGGATGCCTCTCTTTAATGAGAAAAGATCCACGGCGTCGTTTGGAAAAGGACGTTAACTTTAACTTTTTTAGGAGTTTAATATGGCTTACCCTAGCGTAGCTGGGCCTTATGGGTTTCTACCTATAAACCTGATTGGCGGTCAAGTGTTTGCGGGTTCTACCCGTAACATGGAAATTGCAGTTGGATACAACACCAATATTTTTTACGGTGACTTTGTAAAGAGAGTTGTTGGTGGCACGATTGAGAAAGATACTGGAACTACTGCTAACACACCTGCTGGCGTGTTCTTGGGATGTTTCTACACCGCAGCAAATGGTACACCTACCCGTTCGCAGTACTACCCAGCATCACAAACTGTTGTTTCAGGCACTAAGATCTATGCGATTATTGCAGATGATCCTGACACCCTGTTCAAAGTAGCAGTTTGTTCAAGCGGCGTAGTAATGGCAACGGTTACACAAAATGCACTTGGTACCAATATGTCGGTTCTGGCAACTGCTGGAAGTACAACCACAGGTAACTCAGCATATTCAGTGTTGAGCTCTTCACCTGCGGCTACTAACACGTTCCCAATTCGGGTTATTGACCTTGTTCCTGAAACATCACCAACACCAACGACCTACTCAGAATTGATCGTTAAGATCAACTTTGGTATCCATCAGTATAACAACGCCACTGGTCTGGCTTACGCCTAAAAGGAGCAATTAAATGGCTATTTCACGTGCACAGATGCTTAAAGAGCTCCTCCCGGGGCTGAATGTATTGTTCGGTAACGAATATGAGCGATACGGCGCAGAACACAAAGAGATCTACGAAACTGAGACCTCTGAGCGTTCATTTGAAGAAGAAACCAAGTTGTCAATGTTCTCTGCAGCTCCAGTCAAGAACGAAGGCTCAGCCATCGCTTACGACAATGCTCAAGAAGCTTGGACTTCACGTTACAACCACGAAACCATCGCCCTTGGCTTTTCGCTGACGGAAGAAGCAATCGAAGATAACCTCTACGATACTTTGTCCTCACGTTATACCAAAGGTCTGGCTCGTGCTATGAGCTACACCAAAGAAACCAAAGCTGCTGCGGTCCTGAACAACGGATTTAGCGCCAGTTACATTGGTGGTGACGGAGTTGCATTGTTCTCTTCCTCACATCCATTGGTTTCTGGTGGCGTCAATGCTAACCAGCCTTCAACCCCTGCCGATTTGAACGAGACTTCTTTGGAAGCCGCCGTTATTCAGATCGCTGCTTGGACTGATGAGCGTGGTCTGTTGATCGCTGCTAAGCCACGCAAGCTAGTTGTTCCTCCTGCACTTATGTTCGTTGCAACCCGTCTTCTGGAAACAGAACTGCGTGTTGGCACTGCTGACAACGACATCAATGCCTTGAAGAACAATGGTTCGATTCCTGAAGGTTACTGTGTAAACCACTTCTTGACCGACACCAATGCTTGGTTCCTAACCACCGATGTCCCTAACGGCCTGAAGCACTTCATTCGCGCCCCACTAGGTACCTCGATGGATGGCGATTTCGATACCGGAAATGTTCGCTACAAGGCAAGGGAACGGTATTCGTTCGGATGGTCGGATCCGTTGGGTATGTTTGGAAGCGCGGGCGCATAAGTAGTAATAAGTAACAATGGATTAGGGGGCTTCGGCCCCCTTTTCTTTTTCTTGACAGCTATGTTTAGAAGTGGTAAAAACATACTAACCAAGAACCCCGACTCATACAGACTGGCTTGGCAGACGTTATAGAGACTGTATGGGCATGTGCTATAACACAAAGGAAATAATATCATGGCAAAAACTACTTTTTCGGGCCCAGTGCGGTCTGGATATCAAGGCGGCGACGCAAGCTCACAAGGACCGTTAACTCCAGTTACTGTTAACTCTGGTTCAATAGTTGAAATAAATACCGGCTCTGGAGCGTATGGTTTTTATACACGTATCGAGCCAACCACAGGTTTTGGTTCTAGCAACTAT